AATGCCATTTTAGATTTAGATTTAGATTTAGATTTAGATTTAAATTTAGATTTATTATTTTAAAATATTTTTTATTATTAATAATATAATATAATATAAAATGTCTTTTAGAGTTCAAGGAGGCACTAATGGATTAAATTTATCTGGACCAATAAATAATGCGATATTGTCAGGTACAACTACATTTACAGGAGATGTAGGTGGTATTACAAAGGCAATGATTGGTTTAGAAAATGTTGATAACACAAATGATTTAGACAAACCAATTTCAAATGCGACTCAACGAGTATTAGATACTTTGTCATCTAGTTACAGCCCAGAATTTACTGGGTTGATTAAGTGTGAAGATATAAATGTTCAAGATATAATTGTAAATAATACAGCCAAAATAAATACTTATTTACATACCTTTATTAAAAATGACGAAGAAGAATACACTTTAGGAAATGACAATCCAAATGTAACAATTTGTGGTGCTAATAGTGACATTGTGAATTTACCACCAATCCCTTTAGATGGGTTATGTATTAACATTAGCAATATGAGTGAAAATGATTTACTTATTCGTTCAACAAAAACTATGTATAATTTATTTTTAGCATACGACGGAGTTGTTGAAATTCCTATACAGAAGAATTTTATGTATAGTTTTATTTATACTGAAAACTCACAAGGTACAGGGCATTGGAATTTTAAGGTTTAAATTTATAATTTATTTTTTTGTAAAAAAAAAAATAAATGCGTAGTATATAAATGTCTAGATTTGCGACTGTTTCGATTGGTGCTCTTACAATGACTGATACCGCAGTCACTATTGCTTCTGGTAAGCCTCTTGTTTTAGGCGGAGATGCTTCTTCTGCTAATCATGCTATTACCAAGTCTCAACTTGATACAGTTGCTACTGAATTAAGAGGAGCAATTACTACTATTGCTGGCAGTGATACTGCTTTTGATACACTTGCCGAGATGAAAGCCTTTGTTGATGGTGTAACAACATCGGGAGCTGCGAATTTACTTACAGCTGTTACTGCTGAGACCACTGCTAGAGGTGTAGCTGTTGCTGCTGCTACGGCTGCTGCTTCTTCTGCTTTAGCAGGAGTTGATACCAGCATTCGTACACTTGTAGCCAACGAAGTTGCCTCTCGTGCTGCCGCAGATACACTATTAAGAGATAGATTGTTTCACCATGTTAATGTACAGATGTCTCCTGCTACTATTCCTGATGAAGCCCCACCAACCCCAATGCCTACTACTGTCAAGGCTGTAACTGGTGTTGATGGCTGGTATTTTAAGAATGGTGGTCCTTCTTCTAGCACACGCAAGTTCAACTGGTATTTTGGTGCCCCTGTTGATTCAACTGGAAAGGCGAGTGGTGCTAGTCTTGAGGAACTTGATATCCGTTTAAGACTTGTTAATAATGTGTCTGCTCCTTTTATTACATTTTATACTGCTAAAACTGGCTCTAATGATGCTGCGTCGTGGTATCATGCTAAATATACATACATTGCCAATCAATCATTAACTGCTAATACTAATTATTTATTTAGAGTTTTAGTTTCAGGATATTCTGCTGTTGGTAGTTTATCGGGGTTTAGCAACGTTGATTTAACGTTGGATTCTTACTCTTCTACTCCTAATAGTACTTTGTTAGCCACAGATACTATCTTTGCTATAGCTGTTAGTTCAAACAGTAGTTCTGCCGCTGGTAATGTTGAATGCGTTATTCACGGTTTAGATATTCACAGTACCAATGGTAATATTGCGTTCCATTTGAGTAACAATGACGTTGTCCATAAATACATTGGAACTAAGTTGACACAACTTTACTTGTCCATGGGACAGGCTGACCCTATGTTAGGTATTGCTTAAATCTATTAGTTTTTAAAATATAGAATATTAATATAAAATTTCATATTAATATTTTATTTACCCAATTAAATATTTATTTTACTTATTTATTAATAAATTCAAGCTATTATTCATTTTGTCCATCATACTAACAAGATTATCTATTTTTGAATTAAATTCATCAAGTCTTTTATTTATTTTTACCATTTCAAATGATTCCGGTTCTGTTTTTGGATATAAATTTGATTCCAATATTGTATTTGTCTCAGTTATATTAGTTTTTTTTAGCTTACTAAATATATTAATTGGAGGGTCTTGATATTCATTTTGATATTCATTAATATGTAATGTTACATTGTCATCTTCATTGAACGAAACCTTTTTTACAGGTTTATTAGTATTTGTATTTTGATTTATATTTTGATTTATATTTTGATTTATATTTTGATTTATATTTTGTATTTGTTCAATATCAAACTTCCGTCTTGACATTGTTTCCGCAATAAGTGCCTCCATTTCTATAATCTTATTATTATCCATTTTATCTGAAAAATCAACTGGTGTAGGTTTCTTTACATTAATTGAATTTTCAAATTCTATGCGCTTATTTGTTACTTGTTTTTCAAAATCAGTCTGTCTCGCATTATGAATATCTTCTACCTTATATGGTTCATCTAAAACTTCATTGCTAATACTTATTCGCTTGAGCTGTTGTTCTTGTTTCAGATTTGGAAATAATTGATTTACAGCAATAAGAACCTGATTTAAAAACTGTTTATTCAAATTCATTAACCCAGCATTAGGATTAGCTCTTAACGTAAATAGATTAATATTACTGTCAAACACAGTTTGGATGTTTTTTACAACTGTTGATGAATTTGGGCTTATATGAAGTTCATCTAACAAAACATCCCATAACATTGTTAGATTTTTATTATTTGTAAATTGTTGTACATTCATTTTCTATATATTATAAAATAATAACCAACTTTTATGTTATTATTTTATTTAATAAATTATTTAATAAATTATTTTATAAAAAAGTATTATTTATAATTCCTCATTGAAATAAATCTTTCTAAATTGCTGCATATATTCATCTTTTAATTTATGCGTCTTTAAATAATGAGAAGTTATCTTGTCTTCTAACATATGTATTATAAAAAATATTGAATATACGCCACATTCTGTGTTTTTATATTGATGCTCAACTGGATAATTCTGGTCAAACTTTAATTCTATTTTTTCAGGTAAATTTCTACCTTGTTCTGTAACCATTTTTACAAATTTCATAACTTGGTTTGGCGCTTTATTACCAGCACTATCAAAAAAGAATATGGTACCCTTTTTAATATTTATAAATAGTGATATCCAATGTTCGCCTCCTCTATCATGTGTGTCAGTATTAAATATAACACCTATTTTATTCTTACCTTTTTTGATTTGTTCAGATAAACTAAAATGACATAATTCTTCCCATACACATTCACCATACAATTTATGCGTGTCATAATCAATTGGCGATGGGCCTAGGAAATCAAAACATTTATATGTTTTTTCATATTGGTTCATGACTTCAATAATATCAAGACTTGAAAGCCACTCATTAGGATTCTTTTTCCAGTTCTCTGGCGAAACTGGTGAAAATGATTGAAGCAATTCTTCCTCCATTTTAGTACCCTTTGTCATTTGTCTTACCCAACAAGATTCTTTATTACAAATATTAGCATAATAGTTTTTGAGAAGAGACCATATTTCTTTAGAATCATTAGTAATAATTTTTTTATCTGGATGTCTAGCATTCCACATATTACGCAGCTTTTGAAGGTCATTGTCAGTATAACATGTATATTCTTTTACGGCATTTTTGTCCTTTGGACTGCAATTAAGTTTTACAAACGGTTTAACATCAGTATTATTTTCTAAATGATGCGAAGTTTTGTTAGTTTGTCTCTTTTTTAACTTACCTTTTTTGGTTTTATAGCGATTTTTACTTTGAATCTTATATCTATTTTGTAATCTTCTTGTTTTTAATTTTGTCTTCATATACATTATTGATATTTTTCTTTTATACGTTTTTTATATTTGGATGCCAAAATTTATTTTTATTTTTTCTTTTCCTCCTTTCCTTTTTGTCTTGGAATAATCTGGTTTTGTTTATATGTTTGTCTAACTTTACTAAACCAGTCTAATGGTAGTTGCTGAATGTCGTCTACTCCCTTTGATTTTGTTTGTTTTGTTTTTGCATATACCTTAGGACAGGATTGTTTTACATTTGATTCTTCTTTATCTTCTTCTTCTGCATTGCTAGAGTTAGCGTCTTCTTCTAAGCTTGCGTCTTCATCTTCTTCATCTTCATCTTCATCTTCTTCTTCTTCTTCTTCTTCTGCGTTGCTAGAGTTAGCGTCTTCTTCTAAAGGTAAAGGTACTCTCATCTTAAGATAATAAATGCTTTTTTCAACAAAATAATTATAACTGTGTTTCACATCTTCTAATAAATCATCAGGTAATTCATTATTAATCATTTTTGTAAATAATTCATTAATTTGTTCTTTATAAATCTCCATATCGGTTTTCATCTTATCATCTTCTTTTTGTCTTATTTTTTTATTTAATTTATGCAACTGTTGTTTACTAATTAAAAAATTAAGGGTTATTTGATTTACTAAATCGTCTGACATTTTATAATGATTGTATAATAATTACTAATAGAATATAATTTATAATAAAATGTAAATTATAGTTTATTTTCTTTGTTTTGGTTGGTCTAATTGTATCAAGTGATTACTAATTTATACATTAGTAGGGTTCGTCAAATCTTTCACTTGTTGTCGTGTAGCATTATTGAATAATCCGTATCCAATTGTATTGGGTGATGGATTTGGATTAAAATGACTAAAATGTTCGGTTTTGAATAGGTCAGGAAATGGCTGAACAATAGAATTGTTTCTTTTCCATCCATATTTGTATAAATCACTACTGCTACTAGGTACATAAAATGCCTGACTACACTCTTGTATAGCATTATTTTGGCCTCTTAATTCTGATTCTCTATTAACATTTGAAGCAAATCCAGACCATGGTCCAAAGTCATTACCTGGGTTAAAAGTATTTGAAGGGTTAAATGTGGCTTGTTGTTTCAATGGAACGTCAATTGGTTTTATTAAATCGATAATTGGCATTCTAGCATATTTGGTTGAAACAGACCTAGAATCTAGGTAAGGTTGAAGTTGACTACTTGGTATATTTCGGCTATATGCTCTAATATTCATTGTATTTGCCTTTTGTGAAGCTGGTTGGTCATTAAATTCTAATGCGTTCATTATTATAATATCATAATAAAATAATTTATATTTTACAGTATTATTCTTTATAAAACATAAAATTAAAAATATATATTTTATAAAATGTATTAGATATAATCGTCTTAATTGTATTAATAATGTGCGGAATTTTTGCTCTAATAAATTATAAAAGTGATGAAACACCTGACCAGTCAAATGGTAGTAATAAAGACGAAGTGGTAATAAGCGAAGCATCAGTAAGCGAAGTGGTAATAAGCGAAGCATCAGTAAGCGAAGTGGTAATAAGCGAAGCATTAGTAAGTGAAGGAGTGGTAATAAGCAAAGAAGTAAAGGCAGAAAAGGATAAGCCTCAATTAAATAAGAACAGCGACCAAGAATTTATCAAGGAGCAATTTGAAAAGGGTCAAAATAGAGGTCCTGAGTTTTCAGAAATATTGTTACACGAGGAAGAACAGTTCATCCAAGGG